GCTTAACCCCGGTGGCAATCAGGGTTATGGAAAAAACTCCGCAGGGGTTATGAGTCGTTTGATGAATCCGGTAGCGACGGCTGAGGCTGGTCAGCGAGGGCGTAACGCCTTGACCGTCGCAGATCAGAATAAGATGACGAACCAACAAGCACAAAGCGGGCAACAGATGAACAGGCAGCAACTTTTGGGCTTAGGAGCACCTCAACGCGCTCCTGCTCTTCCCCCTAACCAACAAGCGATTGCTACCTCCGAGGCCATGCAAGCACAACCCGCTATGCCGATGGATCCTCGGGACACCAACAGGGATGGTCAGGTTGATGAGCGAGAGAGGAAGACCTCGATAACGCTTGATTCAGAATCAGGGAATCCCACGAAAATAGAAACGACTGAGGGTGCTTCTCAGGCTCCTCCACCTCCACCTCCCGCTCCTGCTGGTGGTGGTGCTCCTGCTCCTGCTGGCCCGGGTGCTTCCGTTCCCGCTCCTCCGAGCGGCGGCACTACGCACAGCAGCCTTCTGGCTGGTGGCGCTCCCGCTACTGCTGGTGGTGCTCCCGCTGCTGCTGCTGGTGCTCCCGCTGCTGCTGCTGGTGCTCCCGCTCCTGCTGGTTTTGGTGCTGGCGGTGCGGGTGTGGGAGGTGAAGGTAGCGTTTCAGGTGGACCGGGACAAGCGATAATGACGCAAGGAGGAGGTGTCCCAGAACAAGTCACGGCTATGCAAGCCGGTTTAGCGGGTCAGGATGCTACTTATCAGAATCCGATGACTCGAAGTCCGGTGGCTTTGGCGCTGACCGGAGGTATAGGCAATGCGTTGGGCTTGTGGCATGAGCGTAGGGTTCAGCAACGAGGCCGAGGCGCACTCGATCAACTCGCACAGGGAAATCAAGCCCCCACTTGGCAAACCGCTGTTAGCACATCATTCCCAGAAGAATTAGAGGACGCTTACGATTTGATGGCTATACGCTCTCACTTTGGGGAAATCGGAACCACGGAGGCTATCCGTCGTGCCGAATACTGATTCGTTCTTTGAAGAGGGTTGGCTCGCTGTTAAAGACGAAGCCGATGATGTCGAAAAGGGCTTCTTGGATGATTTCAAGCGTTTAAGGCGTAATGCTCAGGCTATGCGAGCCATTGAGAACACGAACAAGGTGATAGCCGACGAACGGATGCAGTATCGTTTCAAGCATGGTGATCCTCCTGAGCCTGTGACCTTCCCTCCTCAATCTGAAAAGGACCCAAATGAGAACGTCGATATATGTCCTGAATGTAGTGTTCCCGAGGGCGATGGTTCTTGTTCTGAATGCTTGGATCAACAACGCGAAGAAGGTCGTTATGAGGAACTATGGGATGATAAGGATATATGTCCTGAATGTAGTGTTCCTGAGGGCGATGGTTCTTGTTCTGAATGCTTGGATCAACAACGCGAAGAAGGTCGTTATGAGGAACTATGGGATGATAAGTCGGAATCCGATGAGTCTGAAATAGATGGTAAGGAACGAGAGCATCGCAAAAAAACTCCTGAACAACAAGAGCGCAATAAGGCTACGTCGGATGAAATAGTGGATGAAACCGAGGTTGTAAGCGAACCAAAAGCCTTCGATCCTCGACCAGATGATAAGCCATCAATGGATTCGAATATCACCGCTGACGAATTGATGGCGACGGCGTTTGAACAGCCGAAAACGCCTGAGGAGGCTCTCTATGACTCCGGGGAAGCCCCTAAAGGCGAAACTGCTGATGAGTGGGAAAAGCGGATGGTGGATGCTTCGGATAGAGAGTCGAGCCCGCACCCTTCGAGCCAGCCCTCGAAGACTGAAGGGAGCGTGAATGAGGAGGAGTTAGAGAGGCATACCGAGGCTCACGCTAAGGTTCCTAAATCTAAGGGAGATGATGAGGCACGAACGACTATCCCGAAGGAGATTTCCCGAGTTGAAATGACTGATGGTAACGCCTATGCAATAATTGATGGTGAGATGATTAGGGTTCCATTCAAGAAGATCGTTGAGATGTATCAGGCCGGACAATGGACCGGAACCGGCGAGGGCAAACGCCTCACATTCGATACGAAGAAGGCATTTTGGAGTCCTTTGACTGATCCTTTCGCAAATCCTTTCGCAAATCCCCATTTCGCTGATTTGAATGCGATTCCTTCTCCTAAACACTCACAGGGAGATATTCTGCTTAAGTCGCCTTCCGTTCAGGAGAAGACACCCCATGAAGCATTGAAAGAAGGAGGATTTGATGTATCTGAGAATGATGACCTCAGTTTATTGCCTGCGTCGCTTACTGTGAAACAAGGTAAGACCACAGGCGATAATCTCAGTTTATTGCCTTCGGGGTGGTCTGATGAGTGAAGCGGTATTGGCGTTAACGAGTCGCGTTGATTTCGACATGGGACGGCGTGATTTCCGTTTTTTCTTTGAGGACATCTGCGGGTATCAACTGACGAGTTTCCATAATGAGTGGTATGAGGCCGCTGAAGAGAACACAAAAACCTGTATCATAGCCAGCCGAGATCACGGCAAATCCGTTTTCTTTCGGTGTTACGTCCTGTGGAAGATGGCGTATAACCCGGGAACCGAAGTCCTGTTCTTCAGTCACAGTCAGCATCAGTCAATAGATCACATGGCGAAGATGGATGAATTGATTATGACCACTCCTGCGTTTGAGCATCTCAAACCGAAGCGGGGTTGGGCTAAGCAGTTATTCCGGTTCACGAACAAGTCGTCTATCCGTGCTATGTCCGTTGGTAAGGCTGTTCGTGGGGCTCACCCAGACATAGTGATTCTTGATGATATACTGTCGAGTGAAGCACCCACTCAACTCACAAGTATCTCCACATGGTTCTATACCGCATTGCTTCCGGTTCTCCACCACACAGCGAAACTGTGCATAGTGGGCACTCCATTCTCTTACACTGACCTATACTCAGAATTACGGTCATTGAATGGTTATTGGTGTGGTGAGTATCCTGCTATTACTGAGAAAACGGGAGAATGTCTGTGGCCTGAACGATGGGATATGTCGGCTCTCAATTCACGCAAGAATGAGATGACTTCGATTGCCTTCACGCGGGAATATCTGTGCCAGCCCATTGCGAGTGAATCGAGTCTATTCCCTCTTGAAATGACTGAAGCCTCGAAAGACTCATCGCTTGCCTTATCCTATTTTCCAGACCCCGATGAGTCATTGAATTACTACATCGGTTGGGATCCAGCGATTAGCCCGGACAGGAAAGCCGACTACACTTGCATGACCGTCATAGCGATGGATGAAAACAGGCATAAACGGGTAGTGCATATCCATCACGAGAAGGGCATGGACTTCAATTCTCAGATTGAGAAGATTATAGAATTGAATGCGCGTTTTGATCCCGTCATCATCGAACTTGAAACAAACAATTTCGCAATAGCGTTCAGTCAAGTGTTACGGGACATCAGCGATTTGCCCATCAAGCCGTTCAATATGAGTCGCATGAAGAAGGAAGCGATGATTCATTCAATGCAACTCCACTTTGAGCAGAAGCACCTTTCAATTCCCTATGCTGATGAAGGTTCCACACGTAGGCACATAGACGCTCTTCTCGCTGAGTTATCCATGTTCACCCTGCTTCCTAATGGTAAGATGGAGAGTTTGGGAAGACATGACGACATGGTTATCTCGCTGGGATTAGCACTTCAAGCCACAAAGGAATATCGAGAGAATATCATTATTCTCGATGCTAAGATATGGGGTCAGCGGTTAGGGTGGAACGATGTCTGAAGATACCATATCCACTTCGCTTGGAGTCGAGAACATGGTGGATTCCGTCAATAAGATCCTTCCGGTTTTAGCCGGTGCAGCGGCTTCCGCCGGACTTGGTGTAGCAACGAATCTGGCCCGAGATAGGGTCACAGCGAAGCGTCGTGAGTTAGAACAGGCCGAGAAAGTGGAGGAAACCGCCTCAGTGCAGGCCGAGAGTCAGCAACTTCAACCGGGGTCTCCAAGAGACGAGGCAACGATAACCGGATTCAAGAACGATAATTCGGGAGTTCCTCAAACCGATGGTGAGATACCTCCTGATGATCCCAGAAACTCAGGGGTTTCGATTTCTCGGGCGTGGTTCTTGGATAACTTCGGGATGACGAGTTCTGAAATATCTGATATTCTGTTGAAAAATGGAGATTCTGCGGCTTACGAAGCGATTATGCCATTATTGAAAATGGAGAGGCGTGAGATATTCAAACAATTCGCCGGAGTCTCCCCTTTACTCGTCAATAAATTGCCGCTAACCGATGCTGATTATGATTCGTTGAACAAATACCCTCAGCGACTCGATATTCCTTTCAGGAGATTCGTCAAGATGTGGGAAGAGGCCGAGAATGAAGAGGAACGCGGAGAAGCGGGGGATATGTGGCGTTCGATAGTGGATCTCTCGGAACGCCTCTCGTTTAGGGAGCGTAACCTCCTTCAGAAGTGCCGAGGTGTTCTGAAAAATAGGGGAGCACTCAACGCTCAAACACTGAAGACCTATGGTATCGCCGCGAGTCCCGCTGAGATTTCATCACTCATCAAGTCACATGGCTTTCTGTATGATATAATCACAGTCGGTCAAGTGAGCAAGACGATAGGTAGGGGGCTTTTCTATGATGTGAAGAGGCGGGAGATTCTTCTGAAAGACACCGGACAATTTCTTGCGGGTCTTATCGGAACCCAATCAGCCGATATTTTCAAGTTCGACAAGCGATTGAATCCACGAATTGAGTTCTTTTTCAGTGCTCCGAATGCTCCGTGGTATGCTTCTGCGTTGAAAAGTGAGTTGAACGTGGAAAATATCCGAGCATCTGGATCTCGTTTGGTCATTGAAGGAGAAATTGCCGTCAAGAAGGCACTTGAGGTGTCTTCGGAATATCTGAATGGTGATGGGGGCGAAGCAAGGAAGATGCTACGAGCATTGAATGGAGATAAGAGTGCATTGATTGTGTTAGCGTATGACCTTACTCCTATGAAAGACCGTGCCTCCATTCTCAAGACGCACAGGATTAAACCCGAGGACTTCGTGAAACTTCGTGAAGAGGTGATGTCGGTTGGTTGATGCAAAGCGCATGGAACGGATGTTTTCCGCTATTGGGATGGATACGGAGAGGCATATTAGCCCGCTCCCTTCTATGCCCCTCTTCACAGCCGGGGTTCAGGAACCTCCGTTACTTCAAGGAATAACCATCCCGGCTCTCTATGCCGCTGCGTATGAGTGCATGGTTCTCCGATCCATATTGAATCACCTATGCGTTGAGACATTCCGTAAGGGCTGGCAATGGAAAGCGAAGTTCGTTGTGAAATGCACGGCTTGTGATGAAGAGTATCAGCAAGAGGTGGAACGTTGTAGGAAGTGCGAGGGAGAGGTGAGAAAGGCAGACCGCTCAGAATTGGATTATGCTGACGTGGTTCTTCGTAATGAGAATCGCATGGCTCAGGACTTCCTCGATGTTATGCGGGAAATCGAAATGGATTTGAATATCGTGGATGACGCTTACCTCATCCTTACGAAGGAGTATTTCATTGACCCGAAGTCGAAAGCCCCACTCTTTTATCGAGTCAAGGAGGTTTCACGTGCTGATCCCATCTTCATGCGTATGGTAGCCGACAAGAGGGGGGTTAAGGGGGCAAATCAATACACGAGCCTCATAGATAGGTCATTCCGAACAAGCGACAGGGATGCTGTATGTCCCACGACAGGTCTTCCGGTTGTTCCTGTCCTGTTTATGAATCTCGCCGGAGTGGGCAATGGTCAGGTCTATACCAAAGGCGAAGTGATTCATTTCAGTAAATGGGCTCCATCGAAATTGTATGGTCGTAGTCCTGTTGCTACTATGTGGCGACAGGTGAATACCCTCATTGCTATGGATAACTACGTCTATTCAGCCTATCAGAAGCGGCGTATGCCTCGTGGAGTCATGGTCATCAAATCATCCAATATGGAGACTGTTGAACGAACCGCTCGGAACATACAGGAACACCTTGAGCGTGACCCGAATTACATTCCGACTATTGGTGTCGAAACGGAGTCTGGACGAGGTGGGCTTGAATATGTGCGAATGATGGATACACTCGAAGAACTACAATACATTCCAATCAAGGATGATATTCGACAGCGCATATCTGCGTTCTATGGTGTGTCGAATGTGTTTATGAACGATGTTTCAGGTGGTGGCCTGAATAACGAGGGTATGCAGATAGTCGTTAGCAATAGGTCAGTCGCATATTCTCAATCGGTTTATAATCGCCTACTGTTCCCGAAATTGACTGAAGCATTCGGACTCACAGAATGGGAAATTACGCTATCTCCGCATGAGGAGGAGGATGAGATCATGCAACTACGCCGTGATGAGATGGCGATTCGTAATATGATGCAGATGAAGCAAGCAGGATACAATGCGACACTAAGAGACAGTGTGGATGATAAGTTCCTTCAGTTTGACTATCGAGAGCCCAGCGAGGACGAAATAGCCGCATCGCAACAGGCGTCGGCGGCTGCACAAGCCCCCGGTGGTCCAGCGGGCGGAGCATCACCCGTGCCTCCGGGGCCTACGGTTCAGAAGGCTCGTGACGCTTATGGAGCAGATGATTTCGCCGATGCGCTATTCACAACTCGTGGAACGGATTTGGCCCCGCTCAGAAGTTTGGGAATATCTCAAATTGGCAACGGAGAACGCAGAAGCATAGGATCAAGAGACAAGACTGATCGTGTCGAAGGAATGCCGAAACAAGGTGGAAAAGTCGGAGATGATCGAGATGGTATGTCCGTTGAGGAAAAAATGTCGCTTCTTCGGATACAGCAAATGGAAAGGCGTCATGGTATAGGTGGTCAGCGTGGGAAGGCTGATTAACGATGGAATATCAGTCCCGGGTGAGAAGTATGACTAACGGTTTCGATATTCTCTCCAAAATGGACCCGATGGCAAGGAGAGCCGCTGCTTCTCTTGAGGCTATGCAGAAGGCTATTGCATTCAACAATGAGGGCGATATTGAAAAGCATTTGAATGAAATCAGAAGTGCTCTTGATGTCCTCGAACGAGATCTCGAACTTCACAAGAGCATGGAAAAGGCATTCGGACGCATCACAACTGACTCGACTCATCTTGGCGTATTGAAGCAATTCACCAATTCGGATTCCGATTACACAGGCGGCGAAGGCGGGTCCGCACTCGGAGTAGTTCGGGCCGGTCGAACCGCGAATGTTTTCCGCCCACATGAAGTGTTCTAAGGCGGGTATAGGCGTGGTTTATTCAACAAATGGAAGCATAGGAGAGCGCCTACGGACGCTTGAGATTGCTAATTCACTTCTTCTCAAACAGGATGGAATAGCCCCAATGCCGATGGATGCCGCCGCTCCCGGCCCGGGTGGAGCACCAATGAATATGCCGGGTGCTATGCCGGGTGCTGCACAGAAGCCACCTGTTGCGGCGATGATTGATTCAATAAGGGAGAAGAACACTTCCTTTTCGGTGGATATTGGGGCTATCAAAGTCGCATTATCACAAGGCGATGCTTTGGGCTTTGATCCTTCTATGGCGTTGGCGATGAATCCCGATCTCGCGGAATTAGAGGCTCTCTATGATATATGTGCGGCTAAGATAGCCGCAATCGCTCAAAAGCACTCACAGCGCATCAATAACGAGTTACCCGCAGCACCGGGGGCGGAGTTACCGGGTGGACCGGGGATGAATGCTGAGTTTGGAATGGATGCAGGAGGAGGCATACAGATGCCTCCGGCTTCAGCCGGATTAGGCGCTCCCGTAGGAATGTGATTGAAATGACTGAAGAAGGAACGGATGACGCGGATTTTCTGAAAGCCGTGGTTGAGGACATTCGCAAGATGAAGGGCGAGATCACCGAACTTCAGGAAGAGAACCAATCGCTGAAAGTAGCATTGACGGATCCCGATGTGCTGGTTAAGAATCTCGGGTTGATTCGATATACCACACCACATCCCGAAGAGACATTTGATCCACTCAATCGTGATGATGGGTCGATGTTATCTTCCACCGGGCCGTTTGTTGGTTCTGGCGAAATGATTTCCAAGACCGACCGACATGACGAGTTAGAAGAGTGGAAGGAAGCCGAGAGGAGTGTGAATCAATGAGTATGCGATTCTCAGACCCCTTGACCGATACTCCAGAAGGGAGGATACTTCTGATTGTGAAGGCGATAGAGAATGCTGTCGTCAAGAATAGTGAATGCTCCACGTGTAAGGGCGATACCTCAGGCAAAGCCTGTAAGGATTGCTACAAGAGCGCACGTGGAGGCTACAAGAGCGATAGAGGGCAAAAACCCCCGGAATCAAAGGATATGTCCGAGAAGAAGAAGTCTGATGCAACGAGTGAGTTCTTGCACGAGCGCGGAATCATAGTGAAGTATGAGCAAGAAGCGAGCGGGGATAACGCCGTTCCTGAGTTCATGGAGGTTTCTGGTAGTGCTCAGATACGAGCAACGGGATACAGCACGAATCAGCGCCTACCATATATGGAGGATGGACCGAAGAAGAGTATAGTCAGCGAAACATATCCTCTCCACGCATTCGCGCAAACGGGATATGATGAGAAGTCATCAACGCTTCATCAACATCTCACAGATGGTGGTTCGTCTAAGAATGAGTATCGGGCTCCCGTTGAGGAGTCAATGACGGAACTCAGGAAAAACGCCGACCCGACTCAATATGGCATTATCAGCGAAATAGCGGGCTTGATTGAGAAAGTGTATGTCTGCCTATGAGGTGGATGTATGAATGACGAAGCAATCAGAAATCGAACTGAAGTGGTTCTTGCGTGCATAATGGGTTTGAAGCCCGACACAGACGCATATATCGCATCTCTTGAGGGTGAAGCCATAGGGAAACAGGATGTTGCGGCACTTACGATGGCGGCTCCATCTGCACCATACACGATGAAGGATTTGGGGGCTCCTATCGCTCCGTCATCAATGGTCATTCCTGAGGATTACAATTCATATCTCGCTGGTCATACCAAAGTATCTTCATCGTATGATAGAGATTGGCCGGTTGCAGACAATAAGAATCGCTTTGGTGAGCATCACCCGTTCGGTGCTTCATCCAATTGCTGTCCTTTGATGCACGGTGCCGCATACGGAGAACCGGATTATGTGGATCATGTTCTGCGGTTCATCAAAGAGGGAACGGAGGGGGAGGATTCACCGGCTCTCAAACATCGAGATATGGAGCGGAGGATACGCTCGGAACTTCAGGGGCTCGAATCGCTTGTTGGTAGTCCCAATACCTCTCAATATGACCTTTTCAAGCGGGATTTGAACAGGAACGGAGGAGATCACGATGAATATGTCGAAATGAAGCGAGAGGATTTGCAGACCAACTACGGCCTGTTGTCCTATCTTTTCGGTTTAGAATGGAATGATACCGATGAACGCGAGAATTTCATGGATTTGTTAGGGGAACTCAGCACAACGGATGATATGGACGCGCCACAGGGT